AAAATGACCTCTATCTTCACTAAAATCTACAATTTTTGCATCATTATTTTCCGTAATTTTTGAATGAATTTTTGAATTAATTGACCATATACCTATATATAGTAATAATATTACAAGTAATATTATTACAAATAATGAATATATAATATATATACAAATTCCAACTCGTAATTCAGAAACTATATCAAATAATCACGTAATTAATAACGAATTTAATAACGAAAAAATTAGTTCAAAAATTAGTGATTTTAGTAGTGCAACTGGTCAAGATACTAATGTCGCCAAAATTGATTCTTTTGGTTGGAAAACTGGTGATGCAAAAAGTGATAAATTTTGAAGAGCTTTTAATAGAGATTTTATTAGTTTTAATTTGTGTACTCCCGGTGGGAGAGTAGGTTGGACGCCCACTCGTGAGGTCTTGCAATCGCTAATACTGTAATTACTATTAGACTTATTGATAATTCTGCTTCTGATAGTGATAATTTTATTAATTCAGTTTGAAATTTATTTAGATTTGCTTGCATGGGATAAGATTATATTATATATTTGTACTCGTAGTTATAATAATGTAAATCCTAAACAAAGTAAAACTATGGAAACAAAAATTGCATTTAGTCCTCGTGGTAACAAAGTTCTTCTTCGTGCAGATTTTGAAGTATCTACTCTTAACATTCTTAATAACGAGGAGATTAATAAGATTCCAGCTAAGGCTTATACTGTTATGGCTGTTGCCGAAAATGTCAAAGGTCTTAACGTTGGAGATAAAGTAAAACTGGAAAACGGTTGTATTCCTATTCTTATTCAAATGCCGGGCGATACTCAAACACTTTCAGCTAAACAGAAAGTTCACCGTGAAGGTAAATCTATCATTGGTGTTGGAACTGTTAAATTTAGTGAGTTTGTTCTTGTAGATGAATATTCTATCGTAGGTGTTTGGATTGAATCTCCTGCCGTTAATAATTAAACTATGCTTAATCCTTTTGTTTATGATAAGTTAGTTCCTTTCGTAGATGAACGTATTGAAAAACATCTTAAACCTTATGTTCTTCGACGACCTGCTTCTTATAAACGAAGTGTTGCAGCTTGGGAAAAGTTAAGACCTGACCAAAAGGCGAAAGTATTAGAGTTATTAGAAAGAACACAAAAGGATAGTGTTGCCAAAGCTATGATGCGAGGAGATGAAGTTGTCAGTGTTCCTCGTGTTGGTAGATTTGAATACAGTCCAGCTAAGTTCTTTAAGAAAACTCATGCTAAGGAACTTGAAGGTTTAAGTCGAGAGGAACGTAAAGCAAAGATTATTGCTTATCATATTGCTAATCGTCGTAGACGTAGAACTGCCGAAGAAGATGGGAAGAAAATGCGTTTCAGAAAAGATTTTGCCAAAGGGTAGAATACTGTACTTTAATGAAGAGGAACATAAGTACACAGATGATTTAGGTAATGGTTACATATCTGTTACTACTCTTATTGGTAAATATACACAAGAATTTAAGAAAGAAGAAATTGCCGCAGCGTGTGAACGTATAGGTAAGAATCCTCGACATCCAAAATATCAAAAATATAAAGGTAAAACTAAGAAACAAATTCTTTGGGAATGGGAACAAGAAACTATTAAGGCTTGTGACAAAGGAACAAAGAAACATAATTACCTTGAAACTGCTATTAAGACTTGTAATGGATATAAGCTGAACGCTAATGGTTTTATCAATGATAGAATCTATACGATAGATGATATTGTTGGTAGTCATAAATACGGTAAGCTTAATCTTGAATATTTTGTTAAGACTGGTATTCGAGAAAAGTATCCTGATATATTTAGTCTGATTGCTGCTCTTGTTACGAAAGGTTATCATATTTACGCTGAGATTGGTGTTTATGATAGTCAAAATCTTGTTTCCGGTCTTATTGATATTCTCTTAATTCGTGATAAGGAATTTATTATTTTAGACTGGAAAACTAATAAGGCTCCAATTAGATTTGAAAGTGGTTATTATGATAAGAAACTTGATGGTACACTTGACCTAAATAATTTTATTTATAAAGAGGAATATTTTGGTGCACCACTTGACCACCTCGCAGATAGTATAGGTAATCATTATGCAATGCAACTTTCTACTTATGCTAATCTTGTTGAGAGCTGGGGTTATAAAAATGTAGGAATTATTCTCTGTCATATTAGAACTATTCAGAATCAATTTCAAGACGAAAATGAAGAAGATGAAGAAGTCGTAGAAATGTATGATATTCCTTATCTTAAAAATGAAGTCGGAATGATGATTGCTGATTATTCAAGTAAACATATTTATAAAACTGCTAAAACACTTTTTTAAACTATGAAAACTATTAAGATTTATTATATAGATACTCGTGGTAAACTTGCAGTAAATCTTATTAGGATTTTTAATAGTAATTATCGTGGGCAACTATAAAATTTAGTTTGGACGATAGAAGTGTTATAAGTGATGATACAAATGGTGTCGCCAGTGGGCGTCCAACCTCCTCCCCCACCGGGTGAGGGTGCGGAGCACCCGAAAGGCCGAGCGGAGCGAGGCCCACACAAGTTACAAAAAGTATTACAAATATGAAAGCAACTAAGGAATCAAAATATAACGCATTATTTAATAAACTTATTAATGTAAATGATTTACCAAATAGACTTATTGAAATTGCGAAAGATTTAGAATATCCTATATTTAGGAAAAATGATAAATATCCTATTAATCTTAATATCTGGGGTATTCGTTCTAAAAGTACTTGTACTAAACATTATAACGATGTTATTGTAATGTTTTATGAACGAGATTTTAATATATGGGAATGTATGGTTTTCGAAGCTACTACTGACCCAAGTAATCTAAATCTTGAAACTCCTGTTAATAATAAAGGTTGTGCAGTTCTTCGAGAAGGTGTGCATAAAGCTCTTTGGAAAATAGGTAAACATAAAGGACAATATAAAGCACTTGTTCAAGCTAATCCTTGTCAAGTAATTCGTGACAATAATCGAGATGATAAAATTGATATTACCGATAATACTGACTTTGGTATGTTTGGTATTAATTTACATAGGGCGTCAAGTTGGAAAGTAAGTGACGAGATTGGTCTTTATTCTGCTGGCTGTCAAGTTATCAAAGATGTGAATCAATGGAATGACATTATTATTCCTTTATTTGATAAAGCAATCGGTAAAGGAACTCAATCTTATGTTCTTATTAATGAAATTGATTTAGATTTGTAAGCTATGAAAGATACAGTTCGATATATATTTTATATACTTTTAATTCTTGTGATTGGTGTTGGAGCCGCATATATTGGTAGAATAGTTAATCGCAAGTATTTAGGTATTGAAAGACATGATGAAACTATTAAAGAATTACGTGATAGTTTAAATAGTTTTATTAAAAAGTATGATAAGATTATTAATGAACAACAATTAGTTATTGATAGCCTTGTCGGAGTTAAACAGAAAACTATTACTATTTATGAGAAAGCTGAAAGTGATTTTAATGATAGTAATATCATTAGTGATGATTCCATTCTCCGCTATATCGCAAAAAAGATACAAGATTGATGGAGATACAGTTATAGTATTTACTCCTAAAGAAACTCGTAAACTTGCTATTAAACTTCTTGAAGGTGAAAAATATGAAAAACTATATCTTACTGCCAATGAAATTCAAAGGTTACAAGATAGCGTTATATCCTATCAATCTTATCATATTGCTATTCGTGATAGTCTTTTGGTTGTTTCTATTAATAGTCTTGATACGCTCAATACTAAACTAATTGATTATCAAGAACGTTATTTAACTGAACGTAAAAAGAAACGTCGTAATGGTTGGATAGCTGCTGGTTCAGTTGTTTTAAATATTGTATTAATAGGTCTTGCAAGTCAATGATATATGGTGCATGGTTTTAAAATAGAAAATGATAAACTTATTCTTGATGTAGAAGAGATACTTCAATATCCTATACTTCAACAGATTTATGCTCGTGATGATAGTAAAGATAAATCTTTTGCAGAAAAGGAATTTAGATTTATATTATATTTATCCGATAGAAAAGGTTATGTAACGAAAGCAGGACTTACTAAAAAAGAAGCTTATGCTTATGCTAAGTCTAATGCTGGTTTAGATGAATCTTATCTACCGGATAAAGTTGTTTTATCTGCTATTGAATTTGTAAAATCAAATCTTAATATTACAGCTGTTGAAGATTTAATTAATTCTACTATTAAATCTTTGAATCTTTCAAGTAAGTTAGTTCGTACATTAACTGATGGTATAGAAGATTTAATGTCGAAAGAACTTGAAATGAAAGATTTAGCTCTTTGTGAAGATACTCTCAAACAGATTATTAAAATTGCTAATGAAATTCCTGCACGAGTTGAAAGTCTTACTGAGCTTAATGATAAGTGGGATAAGATTGAAAAAGGTGTAACGTCAATTCGTGGTGGAGCTGAATATAGAGATAGCTATGACGGAACAAATGATAGAGCATTTAACGCTCCTAACGAAACAGAAACATTATCGTAAAGATAATCGTTATGGTTATGAAACTGGTCGAAGTCCGTTTATAGATTACATACTTGAAGATAAAGAAAGTTATAAACCTTTATCTTCAAGTATTTGTCGTTTTACTGGTAAACCTTGGATTGACAGAGATAACGATTTTCTTATAGGTGAAAGTGGTGGTGTACTTATGAAAATAGATTTTGTTTTCGTAGGTACTGAAATATTTAGTCGTGTTGCAGACTTTTATGAGAAACATGGATGTTATTGTCTTGAACCAGATGATAGTCCTAATGCCATAAAGTTTTGGCAACGTGAAATGGATAGACGAGTTAAAGGTGTTCAAGCATATTGTAAATTATACATTAAAGATATTCCTGCTTATTTAGCAGCCAAATCTGATGCTGAACGTAAGGCTTTACTTCATAAAGTTCGTATAACTGGCGACCATTATAATTATCTTAATTATGGTCGTATCGAACGTGCTCCTAATGAAAAGGAACGTAAACAGTTAGATAAAGAGGGAAGATTTAAGGTTAATACTGTTGAAGGTTTTCCTCGATTTTGGGATGGAGATTATTGGAACTTTAAAATTGATGAGTTGATTGCTAACAATAGTTGTAACTTATGTAAGGCAAAAGCTCGTCGTAAAGGTTTTTCATATAAACGTGGTAGTCAAGCAGCTAATACTATTAACGCAAATAAGAATGTAACTGTTACACTTGCTGCCGACCAAATGGATTACTTAACTGAAAAAGGTGCTACATCTTATATGGTTAAAGTTAATCTCGATTGGTATGAAGATAAAACTTATTGGCGAAGAGGTTATCTAAGTGAGAACTTTGATAAAGGTATTGAACTTGGATATAAGAAATCAAAAGAAGGTCAAAAAGCTTTCGGATTTCGTAGTAAACTTTTAAGTGTTGCTATTGGTAAAAATGAAAGTGCCGCAGTAGGTAAGAAAGCCATTGAAACTGATTTTGAGGAAGCAGGTAAATGTCCTAATCTTCAAAAAGCATTAGACGTTATGATGTCTAATAGTGAATCAGGTGCAATGCGAATTGGTACTATTCGTGTATATGGTACGGGTGGTACAAAAGGTGCTAACTGGGAAGCTTTTAGTAATTGTTTTTATAATCCCGGAAAGAATGATATGCTTCCTATGGAAAATATCTGGGATGCTAATAGTAGACATGCTGTTTGTGGTTTCTTTTTTCCGCAGATATGGGATTATGAACCTTTTATAGAAGATGGTAATTCTTTACTGTTTGCTTCTTGGAAGGATGATTATGATAAGAAACGTGGTGCAGAAAAAGAGAAAGATGCTGGTGAATATAATATTTATGTAGGTCAACGTGCTAACAGTCCTAATGAGGCATTTACGAACACACAAGAGAACATTTTTCACAGTCCGGAACTTACTAATCATATTAACGCTATTAAATATGATAAGTCTAATCATTTTTATGAAGATGGTTGGTATATACTTGATGATGGACGTGTTAGATTTGTTACTAAACAGGAATGTATTGAACGAGCTATATTTGGTTCCGATAGATTCCATGAATATATAACTGATGTACCTCATAATTCAAAGACTGATGTTCATGGTTGTATAAGAGAGTTTTATTCTCCTATTCCAAATGATGGTAGTCTTTATTTTATTTCTTATGACCCATATCGTGTAGATAAAAATAAAGAAGAAGTTAGTACAAAAAATTCACTTGCAAGTTTTCAAGTGTGGATGCGTACTAACAGTAAAACTCCTTACATGGGTAAACGACTTGTTGCTTCTTATTGTGGTCGTCTTGATACTATGGAAGCTGTCGATAAACTTGTTCTTTATGCTTGTTTACGTTGGAATTGTAAAGTTCTTTACGAGGCTGGTACTGGTGAACTTGTTACTAATTTCAAGAAATGGGGTTATAGAGATAAGTTGCTGAAAGACCCAAGTAGTTATATTAATCGTAGTGTTGATGGCCCTCGTATTACTGGTTATGGTATTGTCATTGGTGATGGCGATATTAAGTTAGAGGGTATGCGCATGGTGCGGGATTTCTTATACGAAATTGTCGGAAAAACGTCCGACGATACACCAATATATAGATTTAATCAAATTTATGATATAAGTTTCTTATTAGAGTTGGATAGATTTATATTTGGGCGTAATGCAGACCGATTGAGTTCGGCTATTGTTGCAATGTTTGAATTTCGTAAAGATTCCCTTTTATTTGAACGAGAAGCTAACTCGAAAAGTAAAACTAATAACACTGGTCGTAAAGTTAATAGATTCCTAAAATGAGTGAACGTGATTTAAGAGCAACTCCACTTGTTATGCCTGACCAGCGTGCAAGTACTGCTACAAAACAAACGAAAGCTTGGTACATTCCTAATTGTAATTATTGGATTAATCTTGCTATTGGTCAGAATGATAAAACTGTTACGCAGAAATTTCTTGATGCTGCTAATGGTTTAGTAGACCCTAAGACTTATGAATATGTTCTTCGGAATTATATTGATAAGGTTGGTGAGAAAGCTGTCATGTATGGTGAGATACGTGATGTAGATTTTCTTACTCCTATTAAAGAACGATATATGGGAGAATTTATTAATATGTTCTCTAATTATCAAGTATTTAATAATGACCCTTCTGTAACTCTTGCTCGCAATAAAGTTCTTGCTGATAAAGTAATGGCTTATTGTAATCAAGAAATTATTAATCGTCTTAATGAAGCAGGATTTAATACTGGTCAAAAGACAATTAAGCAAGGTGAACTTAACGATATTATTGAGGAAGTTCTTAACGATTGGATTGATGATGTAACTATTACAACTCAGAAACGTCTTGAACTTATCAATACTATTGTTGAAGCAAAAGACAAGTATCAACAATGCTATTTCTATTGGTGGGCTTGTGAAGAGGTTTATACTTATCGAGAAGTTTATAAAGGTGATGTTTATCTTCAAGTAATATCTCCTCTCGAATATTATCGTATTGAAAGTGGTCAACGATATATCGAAGATGATGATGCAGGACTTCGTGTTTATCGAATGACTATTCCGCAAATCATTGATAGATTCCGTGATGAGCTTACCGATGCAGAAATGAATTATCTTAAAGATATTTATACTGTATCTCCTAAGTATGATGCTCCTGATGGTATAGTTCAAATCTTCAATAAAACCGATTTCGCTGAACGTAAAGCTATCTTACATACTAATGCAGAAGCCCTTCGTAGTGAAGCTCGATTATATGGTAAAGAAATTGATATTTATCATTATGTTTGGAAAACTGAAATTAAACAAGGTATTCTTAAACATCGAGATTTATTAGGAAATATCGTTGAAAGTGTTGTAGACGAGAATTATGAATTTGATGCTTCTGCTGGTGATATTGAAATTGAATGGGAATGGATAAATCAAGTTTGGGAAGGTTGGCGTATAGGTGGTTGTCATAGTGGTATTTATATTAAGCCGCGACCTATCGAAGTTCAACGTGAAAGATTTAACAATTATAGTGATTGTAAATTACCTTATAATGGTATTGTAGGTTTACATAAAGATAATCTTCGTAATCCTATTCCTTTCCGTGTTTTACCTTATCTTGCTCTTTATCGTATTTATACTTTACAACAAGAACGTGCAGTAGCTAAGTTTAAGTCTTGGCTATTATTCCCTGAAAGTATTCTCGCTGATAGTAGTGACATGACTACCGAGGAACGTCTTGCTGTTGCGAATAAAGATAGTTTCTTACCGTTTGATGATTCTGATGCACAACCTAATGCTTTACAATCTATTCGAGAAGTAGCTACAAGTGCTATTACGAATTATATTCAAATGCTTGATAATCTTAAACAAGGTTTAAAAGCAGAAGCTTGGGAAGCAGCTAATATGAATAATGCTCGCTTTGGTGATGCCAAAGATTATGCAGGTAAGGCTGTTAATGAATCGAATTATTCTCAAGCAATGACCGGAAGTGTTTGGAGTCTTGAATGTTTTAATCTCTTCCGTGAACGTGATTATGTTGCAAATATTGATTACAGTAAGTTTGCTTGGATTGACGGTAAACGAGGTTCTTATGTAGACCCGACAACTAATAAAGTTGTTGTAGTTGATATTGATGGTTCTTCTGATTTCTCTGGTAATATTGGAATTTATATTCGTAATAATGCCGATGTTCAGAATAAGCTGAACATGATGAAAGAACTTGCATTTAGTGCAGGTCAGAATGACCAACTGGAAGTTGCTATTGAAGCTATTGAAAATAATAATATTACTTCTATTGCTAAGAATATTAAGAAAGCTATTCAAGCTCGTCGAGATTATGAACTTCAAATGCAACAAGTTCAACAACAAGCTCAAGCAGAAGTTGAACAAATTGTTAGTCAGCGTGAAGCAGCTAAACAAGAATTTGAAGCTCAACAAAATGCTCTTGATAGAGAACATGATATCAATCTTGAAGTTCTTAAACAAAAAGGTGAAAAAGAGATTTGGAATATGCGACTTGAAGTTGATACCAATGGAAATGGTAATATAGATAAAGATGAAGCTATGGCTGCTCAATCTGGTTACACTGCTTCTGATGTTAATAGAATAAAGTTACAAAAAGAATTAAAGCAATGATGACCGAGAATTATCGACGGAGAGCAAGAGAACCTGCAAGATAATACTACTATAATTATTGATAATATATTATATATAGTATATCTTTGTTCATGTAATAATATTCAACTATAAATAAATACTAATATGGCTGTTGAAAAAGTTGTTATACCTGATGATGAAACTCAGGAGCAAAAACAAGAACGTCTTCGTAAAGAATTAGAAGAACGTAAAGCTAAGGAAGCTAAAGAAGCTCAAGAAGCTGAAGAACGACGTAAAGCTGAAGAGGAAGCTGCTCGTAAGAAAGCTGAGGAAGAAGGTGAGAAGAGTGGTTCTACTGGTAATGGTGAAGAAGAAACTGAATCGGAACAAGTAGAAATTGATGGTACTCTTTACACACTTGATGATAACGGAAACGCCGTAGATGATAACGGTGAAATTAAGTTCACAAAAGAACAGATTGATGCAATGTCTGATGAAGGTGCTAATGAATTAGACGGTGATTATATCGAAGCTATTTCAAAAGCCAGTGGTATTGTTATTAAAGATGAGAAAGGTGAACTTGTTAAGTTTGAACCTACGATTGAAGGTTTTGCTAAACGTGAAGCTGCTGTAAAAGCTCTTGGTGAACGGGAGGGTTTTGCAAAAGGTTTTAATGAGTTTTTAGCTAACAATCCTGATATTGCAGCTCTTGTTGAATATAAGAGTAAGTTCGGTACAATCGAAGGTTATTCGGCAAATGTAGATTATAGCAAAGTTGAAATCAAAGATGATGATAACTTACTTGCTGATTTAATCTATAAAGCTGAAATTCAAAAAGGTACTTCCCCGGAACGTGCTAAACGAATTGTTGAGTTTGCAAAAGCAAATAATACTCTTAAAGATGATGCAACTGAAAGTCTTAACTGGTTGCGTAAAACTCAAGAGAGTGAGATTAAAGCAATTCGTGAACGTGAGGCCAAAGAAATGCAGGCTGAACTTGAAAAAGAAATTAAATACTTTGGTGTTTCGTATGAAGATGATGGTACTGTAAAAGTTCATAATGCACCGGGTAGTCTTTATGATTTAATTGTTGTTAAAGGTCAGATTGGAGAATATGCTCTTCCGAAAGAAGGTCTGAGAATTAAGACAACTGATGGTGAGAAACTTATTTCTCGTCAAGAGTTATTTGATTATTTCTCTCGTCCTGTTCAAGAGATTAATGGAATGGTTTATAGTCAAGCGCAGATTGATGAAATTAATCGTCTTTCTAATCCTGCTGAATTGGCTATGCGATTTATTATGAATCTTGACGGTGGAGTTGACCAACTGATTAAAGCTGAACTTGCTAAAAAAGAAGTTAAACGTCTTCGTTCATTAGCAAGTAAGACTGGTAAAAACAATGGTAATCCCAGAGTTCAAAAGACTGCAAAGGATGATAAAATTGTTTTACCTATTAAATAAAGCAAATGTTCTTGCCTTATAATAATAACTTAACCAAAAATCTAATTTACAATGCGTGAAATTGGAACTGTGAAATTTGACTCGAATCAATATACAGATGCTAATATGCTTCTGAATTTTGATTTGATTGACCCTGTTAAACTTAATCGTAATCTTACTTATCTTTGGGGTAAGGATAGTGACAAGTATCCTCTTCTTACTCTTACTGAGGGTCAAGGTGCTGTTACAACAAAAGTTAAGCTGAATGGTGGTGATACTCAATATACTTGGGAAATTGCTCCTCGTCAGCGTGTTACTTCTCGTCTGAAAAAGCTGGTATCTGATAAAACTGCTATTCAGCCTTACGGAACTGTTGAGGTTGAAATGGAGGATAATTGGTTTATTTATCAGCACACGGCTATTGCTCCTTCGGGTATGCAATGGCGTATTCAGAATGAGGGTATTGCTACTTCGACTGGTGGATACGTTTATCGTTTTACCAATATGTCAGGTGCTCCTATCTCGGCTGATGCTGTTGCAAAAGACTTCATTAGTGGTGCTATTTGGGCATTAGGTGCTTCGACTATTCCGGGTAGCAAGTCTGACGGAAACCGCTCGAATAACCAGTCGTTCAGCAAGGCAACTAACCAGTATGGTTACTACCGTTTCTCGAAAGAGATTGCTGGTAACATGGGTAATAAGGTTGTTAATATTGCGTTTGATACTGCATCCGGTGGTGAGCGTAGTCTGTGGATGCCTTACGAAATGAAGATGTGGGAAATCATGCGACGCGAGATGCTCGAAGAGGACTTGTGGTTCTCGGAGTACAACCGCGATTCGAATGGTATTATCCACTTAAAGGATGAGAAGACTGGTGAGGCAATTCCTCGTGGTGCTGGTGTTCTTGATATTCTCAAGGC